TTTGCGCGGCTTCGTCGGCCTTCGTCAGCGCGAAGCCGTCGGCGCGCGGCGTCGGCTTGCTGTAATCCACCAGCACCCAGGAGATCGCGTGGTTGAGCGCGTCACGGAACCATTCGTTGGCAAAGACGTGCAGCGACCGCCCCATGCCGTCGATGTTCTCTTCCAGCGTCTCGTATTCCGGCGGCGGGTCCTTGAGCTTCACCTCGCGCCCGAACGGCTTGGCGCTGAGATTGCGCAGAATGTCTTCGTAGATGTTGGTGAACGGGGTCTTCGCCAGCCGCAACGTATAAGGATCGTAGCTGCCGCCGCGACTGTCCTTCGAGTTCGGCTGCTCTTCCTGAAACCGCGGGAGATATTTCTCGCCGGCCAGCCGCATGGCCTCGGTGCCGCCGAGAATGGTGTCGACCTTGTTCCAATACGGCACCATCGCCTCGTAATCCGCCGAGCGTGTCGACGGATCGGTGCGCGGATTGCCGCTCTCAGCTACGTCGCCGACGGTCATGGAATTTGCCACCACATCGCTAGGAGAACGATCACCGGGGCGAGCACGAGAACGCCGATGGCAGCCCAGAGGATCAGGTTGAGCGCGACGCTGTTCGTCTCGATCGTCACGCCTTGCGCTCGTCGCCCTTGGCGTGTGAACGCTGGCGGCGCTGAGCGGCGGTCATGGGCTTAGCGCCGATCGACGGGCGACCGCGCTTTTTCGGGAACACTCTTGCACGCTGGTTGCCGGGGCACAGGCCCCAATGCGTCTGCGCGCAGATTTTGCACTTGGGTGCGTCCATCAATAGCCTCCGAGCTTGAGCTGCGGCACGGCGCGACGCAACGGTTCGATGGCGTAGCGCAGGCTGTCGATGGTGTGGTTCTTGTCGTCGGCGAGCTTGGGCAGGACTTGCTCGGTGAGCTTGTCGATCTCGTAGCTGTAGGTCGCCAATTCGTCCGCCACGTGCTTGCAGCGCGGATGCACCACGATGTCGTAGCTCTTGAGAAATTCGACGCCTTCCTCGACGCTGCCGACGCCTTTGACCGACGCGCGCATCTTGGGAAAGCCGTGCCGCACCATGTAGGAGATGCTTTGCGGATTGGCGCTGTCGGCGATGATCGGCCAAGCCAGAGCACCCGGCACCTTGGCGAACAGCGCGGGCGTGTGATCCAATTCGCAGCCGACCTGCCAGGCCTCGGCGTCGACGTAGAGCGTGCGGCCATCGATCCAGCACCGCACCAGCACAGTGGGATCGACGCTGAAGCCCCAATCTGCGCCGAAATAGAACCGCGCATCCGGCGGCGTAGCGAACTCCTCGATCCTCCAATTGTGGAAGACCCGCGCCTCGCTGTTGGTGAGATACTCGCCGAGCCAGACGTGCTTGTAGCGTTCCGGATCGCGGCGGCGATCGTATTCCATCTCGTCGCGCAGCTCTTGCGGGAACCAGGGGTTGCTCTCGTAGTTCGCCTGCACCACCGCCGCGTCCGGTGGCTTCTCCTTGCGCAGGAGCTCGTCCACGGCGTCGCGCGGCGACCGCGGGTTCCACGAGAACCACAATTCCGAGCCGGGCTCGCGAATGGTCGGGCGCAGCAGCGTCAGCGACCGCTTCGACAGCCCTTGCGCCTCTTCCACCCAGGCGATGCGGTAGCCTTCGAGCGATTTGATGCTCTCGGCGGTGTGGTTCTGCATGCCCTGGAAGATGATGATGCCGTCGTAGGGCGTCTCGATATGGCTGTCCAGGATGCGGAATTGCGAGCCGACCTTGAGGCTGGCGATCTTGTCCTCGATCAGCCGCTTCACCGATTGTTCGAGCGATCGCTGTATCTCGCGCACGCACACCGCGCGGGTGCGCCGCTTGAGGCATTCCGCCACCAGACTTTCGGCGAAGAAGTGGCTTTTGCCCGAGCCGCGACCGCCATGCGCGCCCTTGTAGCGGGCGGGACCGAGCAGCGGGCCGAACACTTGCGGCGTTTCGATGCTCAGCTTGCGCATGATGCGTTGCGCGATTATTGCGTGCGCGAGGATTGCCCGTCGATCGTGGGGCCGATCAGCACGCGCTCGATGACGTTCACCTGTTCGAGCTGGATCGCGCCACCGTCCGCGCCGGTATGCTCGACGCGTGCGAGCTTGGGATAACCGTATTCCATTAGCGTCGAGGCGATGTCGCACGAGGCCATGACGTATTTCACCAGCCGATCGCGCACCTTGTCGGGCAAAGACGCAATTAATGCGTTCTGCTCTTCGACGCTCTTGGCACCGGCAACCGGCGACAACGCGATCTGGCGGATCAGCAACATGCCCTCGGCGAGTATCTCGGGCGGCGTGGTCTTGAGTTTGCGGCAGACCTCGAGCACCGAGATCAGGTTGTCCCGCTTCAACAGCGTCGCCTTGTTGAGGGTGCCGGTGATGCGGCCGCCCATCAGACAGATTCTTTATTGTTTGGGGATGTTTTCCCATTCCGCTTTGCGTCGATCGCGTCCAGTTGCTCGAAGATGTCAGCGAGTTGGGCGACGGTGGGCACGGCGGGAGCCGGGCCAATGTTCGGACGGCGGTTGGGGGATGATTCGCGCGTGATGTCGGACATGGTCAACACCTCGAAACAAGGCTTCCGCACGGCACAAAGTCGCTGCGCGGGCACTCGTTTTTATCGAAGGACCGTAACATCAGCAAGGTGGACGTGTACCACCCGTTGTGCTCCGAAACAAGACCATAGGCAAGATATGCGCTCGCCCTGCACCTTGATGCATTCGAGCACCTGGTTGACCAGCGAGCCGCGAAACATCTTCAGCCGTTCGCCCGGGAGCACCGCGCCGAGCCGGAAATAACCGTGCCGTTCGGCGTCGATCAGCGCGTCCACCTCGCTATCGCGCACCGCTTCCGGATGCTCGCATGTCGGCAGAACGGTAAGAACGCCTTGCGTGCTGCCGACCGCTTTCCAGGCGTGATCCTCGATGTCGTCGATCGCCATCTTGACGAACAGATAGCCGCGAAACAGCGGTTCGAGCCGTTCGCACATGCGGCCGCGCACATAACGGCGCACCGTCAGCATCGGCAGATAGCATTCGAACGATTGATTGCGCAGACGCCGCAGCGCCTCGCGTTCCGCGTTCGGTTTGGATTGCACCACGTACCAGGCATGCGCCATTCCGCTGTGTTCTCCGGTGCATAACGCGCGGCAGGTTGGGTACAACCAGCACTAGAAATCCCGCCGATGACGCGATGAAGACGCCAGTTGTGTCGATTCGGTGCGTCTCGGCAAGGGTCAATTACAACTTCCTCCTGTACTTGACGGATGCGCAAAATTTGCGCACTCTCAACGAGAGTTGAGAGCCAGAGCCGAACGGGGAATGCCACCGAAGACACGGTTTTAATGGCCGCCGACCCCTCGTCACCGCTGAATGTCACGACCGACGCAAGATGCTCGCATGTCTCGCGCGCCGCTCTTGCGATCCAAAAGACCGAACGTCTGCACCTGATCGCGCGAATGTCCTTCGCGACCGCTGTACCGCGATCTGCACCGCCGCCGCGCCGCTTCAACCCACGCGCGACGTCGAGACGCGAACGCCCGCAGTGATGCGACGCCGCTTCGCAAGACGTTATCAGCGCCACGACCGGGGGTCGTGCAAAAACACTTTCGTCGATCATGTATTACGCGCGAATGCCCACCGTGGCCGCTGTAGCGCCGAGGCGTGATCGTCATCGTGTTCAATACGGCCGCCTGCTGAACAACACGCGCACCAAGTCTCCGCGCGATGCAGCCGCGAGCCGACGACCGCAACTCGATCGGAACAACATTGCACCAAGTCTCCGCGATGCCGATCGACGCGCGGACAAAGCGAAACGTTGCTGCCGAGCAACCGGTAAGGCGGTCTCGGCAGCAATTGTTTCGCGCGGAGCCGATCACGAGGAAGTAGACGGATTCAATTCCAGCGCCTCGTTGCAATAGGCGGTATGCCGATCGGCTCCGCGCGGAACAACCCGCACAACAGATGGAGACTGACATGACCAAGCTCACCACGCCGCGTGGCTTCACCGTTCGTCCACGCAAGGCAAACGAGCCCGTTGACAGCGGGCGCGGCAATTACGTCGTCGAAGAAAACGGCGGCGCCGTTGTCGCGTGTGCATCGCGCGACGCCGGCGTGCGTCTCGCGTTGCGCGCCGTTCTCGACGCATGTCCCGCGCCGGGCGCGAAGATCGCGATGCGTACCATTCGCAAATGGGGTTGAATTGCAGTCCGTGTCGTCTCGCAAGAGACGACACGAACGGCAATCCTGCCGAAGACGATGGAGACTGACGATGGGTGCTCACAATTGTTCGATGACGTTTCGCGCCGATACCTTCGCGCAAGCCAAGGAAAAGGCGATGACGTTTCAACGACAAGAGCAATACGAGAACGGCCACGGTGGCTACAGCGGCCATCTCGGCACCGCCGGGGTCGGCGTGCAACGCGTGTTGCAGACGTTCGCAACGCGCGAAGCCGCCGAGGAATGGATTCTCGACAACCACAAGAAATGGGACGTGCCGATGCTTGCCCGCATCGGCAACACCGACGAATGGCTTCTCGCCGGTTGGTGTGCCTCCTGAATGCAGCGCATGCGCCGAGAGCATCGGCGCATGATCGGCATTCCGCCGAAGACGATGGAGACTGACAGATGTGCAAGATCAACAACGGCATGTTCGCTTATTGGTCCGCCCTTTGCGAACGCAACCACGACGACCCGATCGGCGTCACCGCCGAGGCGTTCGACGTCGAACGCATCGAGGTCGAATTGGTTGTCGGCAACGATCTCGCCCACGAAGACTGAAATGCAGCCCATGTCGTTGCGCAAGCAACGGCATGAACGGCATTCCGCCGACAACGAAGGAGACTGACATGACCATCGAATTCCGAACCAACGAATACCGATTTGCTCACGGTCACACACCGCGTGGCTACGGCAATTGGGCATTCTTCTTTCATCCGTCGCGTCGCATCGAAGACGCGTTTTGGGTGTGGGGAATGTATTCGGAAGCGAAGAAAACCGCTCGCGTCGAGGCCAAACGCCGAGACGTCGAGGAAGTTTTCGTCGGATCATAATGCAGCGAAGCGCGCCTCTCAGGCGGGGCGCGTCACGGTGCATTTTGAAAAGGAGACACCAATGACTGAGGAAGATTTCCGCAAGGCGCTGGTCAAGCTTGGCATCAAGACCCAAGCCGAGGCCGCCGCCGTGCTCGGCGTGAAACTTCGCACCGCGAATGGCTACGCCAACGGAATGAAGATACCGGCAATGGTTCAACGTTTCCTGCAAGTCTTGCAGGAGACGAAATACCCGGTGCAGAAATGGTTCTAGATTGCAGCCGATAGCCGTCGAGGGCGGCTATCAACGGCAATCCTGCCGACAATGGAGACTGACCGATGGCCTTCAAACACAAGAAGGTTCTGCATTGGGATGACGAGCGCCCATATGGCAACGGTTACATCGTGACCACTGGTTACGGCTGGGCGTTCGAGCCCCACGAAGATCATAACAATGCTTGCCACGTTCGCGGTTTCGACACCGCGCGCGAGGCTCGCGCCGATCTCAAATGGGTCGAGCCGTGCTCATGCCTTCGATGCACGTCCAAAGGCAAAGAGGGATAAAGATTGCAGCCCATGCGTCGCATCTCGCGGCGCATGTTCGGCAATCCTGCCGATAATGGAGACTGACAATGCAAAAGATTCCGTTCGAAGACACCTGGATTGGCATGCTGTCCGCCCTCGTGTCGCTGACGTTGTTCACGTCGTCGATCGCCGTAATCGCCGCCATCGTTTGCGGCATCGTGCGATGACGTGCGTGGGGGATTGGATGCGCCTCAGCGTTGGCGATCTCGTCACCGCTGAGGGTGGACGGCACATCGGCCGCGTCGAGAGCATCGCGCACTCGGCGCGCGTTCGCGTGTGCTGGTACGAGACGGGATGGCATGAATGGTTCGACCTCGATCAGATCGAGCGCATCGAGCCGCGTCATGCGCTGTGGAAGATGTTCCATCCAGACTGAAAACGTCGCCTGACGTTTCGGGCGCGCCTCCGCTGCGGGGCGCGTTTCCGAAGCGCCTTCGCTCCCTCGCATCCCGCGAGGCACAAGGGCTTCACATGGAGACTGACATGACTAAGAGTGAGACTATCGCAAACGATGTCGCAGCACTTCTCCGCGCTCGCAACCCGCTGCTGTGGGTGGTCACGCGCGAAGAGGAACGCGTCGAGCGTTATTTGTTCGGCGCGGCAGCCGCCGCTGGTTACGTTCCCTACACGTGGGACGTCGGCCAGGGCGTCGCCGACATTGCAGGGAAGCTGCAGGACGGACGGAACGGCCAGCAAGAGATCGGCGGTCCCGACCCGTCTGCAACGCTTGCCGCGATCAGCGAGCGCACCACCAAGGAGGGGCGTTTCGTGTGGATCATGCGCGATCTGCACGTCTGGCTGAAACAGCCGGCGGTGCAGCGCCAAGTGGCAAATCTTGCCCGTAAGCGAGGCGAGACGCCGAAGCAAAGCGCGCAGGCGCTGATCATTCTGACCTCGGACCCGAATGTGCCGCCGGAACTGGCGGGGCATGCGACCGTGATTGAATGGCCGTTGCCTGATCGCGCCGAGATCGCGGAAATTCTCGACATGGCCATCGAGGTCATGCCCGAGGATCAGCGCGAGACGGCGGCTCCCAATGGTCAGCGAGAAGCGGCGATCGACGCCGCGGTCGGGCTTTCCGGCGAAGAGGCGAACGCGTGTTATGCGCGTTCGCTTGTGCAGCTTCGAAAGATCGATCCGGCATTGGTCGCAAGCGAGAAGAAGCGGGTCATCGCGCGCGAGCGC